GGACCAGTCCTCTACACCGACAAGGGCTATGCTTACGCTCACCCAGCAGTGGGCATGAGGACAAGCGCAGAGGAGAGTGTTCGCAAGTGGATGAATCACCTCGGACTGACTCCAGCCGACCGAGCCAAGTTGGGCATCGCGATGGTGGAGAGCCAGAGCCGCATCGACAAGTACCGCGACAGGATGCAGCAGAAGGCTGGCCACCGCGCTGGCTGACGCCAGTCGCCAACGCTGACCTCACTCGCAGCCTCGGCGACATTGTTGCCGACTTCGCCGAGGACCTCGTACCCATCGCCAAAGACTCCATCGCCGGTGCATCTGGCGAGCCGCTCCAGTTCCGCATCTGGCAGAGGCGCCTCCTTCGCAGGATGCTGGCACGCAAGGAGGACGGCACCTTCACGCACCGCTTCTTCCTGACAGGCATCGCTCGCAAGAACGGCAAGACGGCGCTCGCCTCTACCCTGCCACTCTTCTTCGGACTCTATGGCGACAAGGGTGGCGAAATCTACTCAGCCGCAGCCGACCGCGACCAAGCCAAGTTGGTCATGAGTCACGCCCGACGAGCCGTTGAGATGAGTCCAGAACTGGGCGAGCAAATCAAGCTCTATCGCGACGCAATGGAGTTCAAGGGGACTGGCACCGTCTACAAGGCGCTCTCCTCCGAAGCCTTCACGAAGGAAGGACTCAGCGCCTCGCTGGTCATCGCCGACGAGTTGGCAGCATGGCCGAGCCGTGAACTCTTTGACGTCCTCTCGCTCTCAATGGGCGCGCGCCGCTCGCCGCTCTTCGTTGCCATCACCACGGCTGGTCAGCGCATGGACTCGACTGGCTCGGACTCCATCGCCTACACGCTCTACCAGTTGGCACGTCGCCGCATTGCTGGCGAGAACGATGACCCGACGCTCGGCATGGCGTGGTGGGAAGCCGCTGACGACGCCTACCTTGACGACTCCAAGTGGGGCGAGGCTAACCCAGGACTCTTGAGCGACCCTGCCATCCTGTCGCTTGACGACCTGCTCTCTGCCAAGAAGCGCACGCCAGAGGCAGAGTTCCGAACCAAGCGCCTGAACCAATGGGTCAGCAGCTCGCAAGCCTTCCTGCCGACTGGCACGTGGGACGCCTGCAAGGATGACCAGATTGCGCTCAACAAGGAGGACGAGATTGTCCTCGGCTTTGACGGCTCGTTCAGCAACGACTCAACCGCCATCGTCGCGTGCCGCGTGGCAGACAAGGCGTTCTTCGTACTTGGACATTGGGAGCGACCGCTCGATGCAGAACTCAACTGGCGCGTGCCGGTGGAAGAGGTCGAGGCGAAGATGCTGGACATCTGCAAGGCGTTCAATGTGCGCGAGATTGTCTGCGACCCCTTCCGCTGGCAGCGGTCAATGGAAGCGTGGCAGCAGATGGGTCTGCCTGTCGTGGAGTTTCCACAGACGCCAAGCCGCATGGTTCCAGCCACCGCTGCGTTCTATGATGCCGTTGTCAATGGTCGCGTGAAGCACAATGGGGACCCAAGCCTCTCGCGTCACGCAGCCAATGCGACGCCGTACTACTCGCGCAATGGGCTTATGATTCGCAAGGAGAGCAAAACCTCGCTCAAGCGCATTGACCTTCTGGTCGCTGCGCTCATGGCACACAGCCGAGCGGGTACACTTGGGAACGCTCCAGCGCCGAAGCCGCGAGCCGAAGTGAAGTGGATTGAGTTATAGGGAGAACGATGGGCCTACTTGACCGCATCCTCGGACGCGAGCCACAGCAAGAAGAGCAGCGAACCATCGGTGGACAGTGGTTCTCGCCAGACCCGAACTACGCTGGCGTCCGAGTCACCGAGGAGAACGCCACCAGCATCGGCGCCGTCTATGCCGCCGTGAAGCTCTACGCCGACACGGTTGCCGGCATGCCGTGGGACACCTACATCCGCATTGACGGAACGCGCCGACCATACCGACCGCGACCGCGCTGGATGGACACGCCGATTCCAAACAATCCGAACTACACCTCCTTTGACTTCAAGCATCGAGTGGTGACGAGCCTCCTCATTGACGGCAATGCGTTCATCCTCTGCCTGCGCGACTCGTCGGACAATGTGATTGAGACGCGAGTGCTTGACCCGAACAAGGTTGAAATCAAGACAGGCGAGTTCGGCGAGCCGCTCTACCACGTGGAGACGCGTGAGGGTCACGTGGTCCTGACCGCTGAAGAGATTGTCCACATCCCGCTCTTCGCGACAGGAGAGAATCATCGCGGACTCTCGCCAGTTGAGCATCACGCGGTGACGCTCGGACTCGCAAGCGCGACGCAAATCTTCAGCGCGAAGTTCTACCAGAACGGCACGACGCTCGGCGGCGTGGTCAAGGTTCCAGGCGAACTGACGCAAGAGCAGGCAGAGAGTCTGCGCTCAGGATTCAGCCGACGACACGAAGGCGTGGAGAAGGCGTGGCGCGTGGCGGTCCTCACCGGCGGCGCTGACTACCAGCAACTCGGCATGAAGATTAGTGACCTCCAGTTGGTTGAGACCATGCACTACGGCGTGGAAGCCATTGCGCGCATCTACGGCGTGCCGCTGCACATGCTCCAGTACCCAGGCGGCAACACCTCCTACGCGTCGGTCGAGTTGATTGGCATTGAGTGGCTGCGGCTTGGGCTTGGCCCACTTATCGCTCGCCTTGAAGCTGCGTTCCAGCGGCTCGTGCCAGGAAGCCAGCAGACCTTCCTGAAGTTCACCCTTGACGGACTCCTCCGCGCGACGACGCAGGAGCGATACAACTCCTACAGCACCGCGCTCAACAACGGCTTCTTGAACATCAACGAAGTGCGCGCACTTGAAGACCGCGCACCTGTTGATGGCGGCAACGAATACTGGAAGCCGCTCAACATCGGCACACTCGGACAGGAGCCGCCACAGTGAGCTACATCATCACCGACATTGACGGCACGCTGACGACCAGCGGCGACACGCCGAACCAGCCCTACATTGACTGGCTGAAGAGCCAAGCCAACGACTTCGGCGCCGAGGTCATCGTCGTATCGGCGCGACCAATCTCCCGCCTCGCCGAGACTGAGCGATGGCTTGAGGAGAACCTCGTGCCGTACAAGGAAATCCACCTTCAGGACTTTGGCGAGAGCAACCCAGCCGTGAACGAGGCGTTCAAGGCGTACAAGTTCAGCAAGTTGCAGGAAGAATACGGCGACGAGATTGCGTTCCTCGTAGACAACGACGCCGAGGCACGCGACGCGGCCGAAGGCATGGGCATCCTCGCCTATACGCCAGACGAAGCGATGGCGCTGACCGTTGATGACGGCGAGAGCGCAGATGACGAGATGCGCGTCCTGATTGACGTGCCTGAATACATCCAGATGGCCGCGGCGAAGGGCATCACCTACTTTGAGAACGGATTCGCCGGTGACGGCTTGCAGCCAGAGACGGTTGAGGAAGCGCGCCAGCTGCGCGCTGGACAAGTCGAGGACGAGAAGGTCACGCGCATGCGCGCATGGATTCTGCGACACCGACAAGACTGGGAAGGCGTTGAGCGCAACAGCAATCCACAGGATGACAACTTCCCAGGACCAGGCGCAGTTGCCGCCTATCTTTGGGGCGTAGACCCCACAGCAGAGAACGGCACAGACAGGGTTCTACAATGGGCAGATGGCGTACTCGCGCCACTAGAGACTGAAGAGAGGTTTGACGTGAAGGAACTTGAGACACGCGCTCTTCCAATGGGCGACTTCACCGTGACCGAAGGCGAAGACGGACAGAAGACCTTTGTCGGCTACGCCGCGCTCTTCGGCGCACCTTCGGCTGGGCTGCCGTTCACCGAAGTCATCGCTCCTGGCGCCTTCCGTCGCACGCTCTCCCGCGTTGCAGATGGCAAAAAGATTGTCTCCTTCCTGTTCGGGCATGACGAGACTCGCGCACTGGCGACCACCGCAAGCGGCCGCCTCGCGCTGACCGAAGACGAGCGAGGCTTGAAGGTTGAGGCTCGCCTTGACCCAGCCGACCCAGATGCCGCAGGTGTCATCTCCAAGCTGACGCACGAGGCTCGTGCGATGGGCATGTCCTTCGGCTTCACGATTCCAAAGAACGGCGACGAGTGGGACGAGGACACGCGCACGCTGCGCGAAGTCAATCTCTTTGAGGTTTCCGTCCTCAGCGCCGGTCAGACACCTGCTTACCCAGCAACGCTCGGCTTGACCAGCGTTCGCAAGGTTGCCTCGCGCATGGGCGTGGACGGCGACCGCCTCATCTCAGCCATCGAGTCCATCAAGTCAGCGACCCCGCTGACGGCTGAGGACGTCGAGGTGATTGACACCGTGCGTGAGAAACTCGCGCCAAAGTCTGAAGCGATTGACCCTTCAATCGCCGAGGCTCGGCTCGTGCTTGCGCGCATGGAGTCTGAATCGCTCTAACAGCCACGAGGTCGCGTCCCGCTGCGCTAAGTACGCAAGCCCACGCAAGACCATCCCGCTAGGCGAGCCGCAACATTGTGGAAAACCAGAATAAGAAAGGAGTCTGACCAAAATGGCAGACATCAAGAAGCTGCACGAGACACGTGCAAACCTGCTCACGCAGGCGACGAGCATCGTCGCTGAAGCGGCTGAGTCGGGCGTTGCCCTTGAGGGCGACAAGAAGAGCCAGTTCGAGGCCCTTACGGCTGAGGCTGGCGTAATCGCCGAGGCGATTCGCAGCGAGAAGTCAGCAGCAGAGGCGCGCAGCGCCGCTGATGCAGTTCGCGCCGAGTTCGCTTCAGTCATCGCTCCGAAGGCTGAGAAGTCTGACGACGAAGTCTCCGAACTGCGCGCTCTTGGGCGCAATGGCGGCGGCAAGACGTTCGAGTACCGCGACGTGACCCGCGCAACCGGACTTGGGAACCCAGTTTCCATCGCCGACCGCGTGAACGTAGTGGCCGCTCAGTTCAATCCGTTC